CGCACCGTCATTCGCGTTACCGCCGAACAGGACACCACAAGAATGACCTACCTTTTTATTTTGTTATTTCATTGTTTTCTTATTCAAAATAATATCTGTTACCGTTACCCCTCAAAGTAACTTTTCGGGGAAACTTATTCATTTCTTTGATTTTCTTCAAAACATAAAGAATGTCGGATGAACCAGTGAAAAATTTCTTGGCATCTGATTCCAAACTGTCTTTTGATGGCTTGATTTTTACAAGCGTCTGACCTTTTACTCCTTTAGCCTT